TTATCCTGATAAAGAAAAAACTTATAAATACTATTGCTCCATGTTACCTAAAAAGAATGTTTTCCTCAAGTACATTAAATCTTCTAAAAAGAAGCCTAGTAATTCATTGCTACAGTATGTAGCTAATTTTTATACAATATCATTAGGCGAAGCTGAAGATTATTTGTATATTCTTAAAAAAGAAGGAATAGAACATATTCTTGAGAAATCAGGAGTTGATGATAAGGAAATTAAAAAGTTATTAAAAGAAATCAAATGACAAAAAATAGTGATGTTTATGGAGTCACATTTGACACTCCAAGTTTAAATACAAGAACCATTCCTAAAACAGACTCAATTGTAGACTCAGTTATTGATGAGCATATTAAAAGAGCAGAAATGGGTAAAAACAAATATAATAATACTTTAGACAGAACTGATTTATCTGTATTAGAATATTTACAACACGCCAAAGAAGAAGCAATGGATTTAGCTCTCTACTTAGAGAAAACAATTCAGATGCTGAACGGTAAAAAATAAGTTTTGAGTAGAAAGAAAAAAATACCTGCAATTGTAAAACAAATCAAAAAACATACTCTAAAGGAAATTAATTACGCTACTGAAAAAGCAATTTCCTATAGTCAAATGTCTATGTTTTTGTCTTGCCCACGTAAATGGTCGTTACAATATAGAGACGGTTATTATACATCTGAACAGTCTATTCATATGACATTCGGAACTGCGTTACATGAGGTTATACAACATTATATAACAACTATATATGATGTTAGTGGCGCTGAAGCGGACCGAATTAATATAGAAGAATATTTTGAAGATCGATTTAGAGAAACATATTTAAAAGATTACAAATCTAATAAAAATGTTCATTTTTCTGATCCTGTTGAAATGAGAGAGTTTTATGAAGATGGATTAGCTATTTTAGATTTTGTAAAGAAAAAACGAAGTGGGTATTTTGGTAAACGAGGATGGTTTTTAGTAGGCTGTGAAGTACCTCTATTACTTAATCCTCATCCTGAATTTAGAACTATTTTATATAAAGGATACTTGGATGTTGTTTTGTATCATGAACCAACAAATACTTTTAAAATTATAGATATTAAAACATCTAGAAGCGGTTGGGATGAAAAAACTAAAAAAGATGAAACCAAACAACTTCAATTAGTCCTTTATAAAAAGTTTTATAGTCAACAATTTGGGGTACCTGAAGACAATATTGAAATAGAATTTTTTATTGTTAAAAGAAAAATATGGGAAGAATCACCATTTCCTATATCTAGAATACAAGAATACACTCCAGCTAGTGGTAAAATCAAGATGGGTAAAGCAACTAACACTATTAATTCATTTATAGAAGAAGTATTTAATCATGATGGTTCACATAAAAATAAAGTGTTTGAACCTAATCCTAGTAAATATAGTTGTATGTATTGTCCTTTTAAAAATAAAAAGGAACTTTGTAACGCTAGTATATCTTAAAGAATCCTAATATATTTATATACGATATTAAAAATAAAAGCTATGACAAATAAAAAGGATATGACATTAACCTCTGTAAAAGTACAGAGCGAGTTATTTGAAAGTTTTAAAATTGCTTGTGTTAAATACAAATTTTCTCTACAAAAGCTTGCTGATCGCACTATTCATTTGTATCTTACTGATGAAGATTTTAGAAAAAAAGTACATTCACATAACAATTTAGAAGTTAAAGATTAAAATTAAAGTTACATGAAAGATAAATTTGGTTATTTGCCTCCTGAAAAGAGGAAGAAGATTATGCTTATCTGTGATGACATCAGAGTCCACTCAGGTATTGCAACTGTCGCTAGAGAAATTGTGTTACACACAGCACAACATTTTAATTGGGTAAATATTGCTGGAGCAGTGACCCATCCTGAAAAAGGTAGAAAATTAGATCTTTCTGAAGATACTAATAAAAATTCAGGGCTTACAGATTCATCTGTATCAATGTATCCAGTTGATGGTTATGGAGATCCAACACTTGTTAGACAATTAATTCAGATTGAAAAACCTGATGCTATTATGTTGATCACAGATCCACGCTATTTTGTTTTCTTATTTGCTATTGAAAATGAAATTAGAAAACAAATTCCTATTACTTACTTAAACATTTGGGATGACTATCCAGCACCATTATATAATAAACCATATTATGAGGCTTGTGATTTGTTGATGGGTATTTCAAAACAAACAGTAAATATTAATAGAATTGTATTGGGAGATGTAGCTAAAAATAGAATTTTAAAATACATTCCTCATGGATTAAATGATAAAATATTTAAATCTATTAAAGAAACAGATAAAGAATATGCTGATGTAGTTTCATTAAAAAAACAATTATTTGGTAAGTCACAACCTGAATTTATTGTTTTCTTTAATTCAAGAAACATTCGCCGTAAACAAATTCCAGACGCATTAATGGCTTTTAGACTATTCTTAGATAAATTACCTAAAGAAAAAGCTAAAAAATGTAAAATGTTACTTCATACTGAGCAAGTAAGTGAGCATGGTACTGATTTGCCTGCTGTTATTGATTTGTTTTTTGAAGATGAATATAAAAACAATGTAGTCTTTACTAACATGAGAGCTAGTGCCTATGAAATGAGTTTATTATATAATATGTCTGATGTTCAAATTCTATTAACATCAAATGAAGGATGGGGATTAAGTTTAACTGAAGCTATGTTATGTGGTTTACCTATTATTGCCAATGTAACAGGCGGTATGCAAGACCAAATGCGTTTTGAATTTGAGAATGGTACTTGGATTGATTTTGATGAAAATTTTCCTTCAAACCATAGAGGCACTTATAAAAAACATGGTGAATGGGCATTTCCCGTATATCCAACCTCACGTTCAATTGTAGGTTCTCCTCCAACACCTTATATTTTTGATGATAGATGTGAAGCGGAAGATGCTACAGAACGTATTCTTGAAGTTTATAATATGAGTAAAGAAGATCGTAAAGCAAAAGGTTTAAAAGGTAGAGAATGGGCTGTAAGTGATGAAGCCGGGTTTACATCTGAACATCAAGCTAAACGTGTTATTGAAGCATTTGATGAATTATTTAATACATGGACTCCTAGAGAAAAATTTGAATTTATTAAAGCTACTGACTATCCTAAAAGAACATTAAAACATAAATTAATCTATTAATGAAACCGTTATTTATAATTAGTTGCCCTATTGACACTTACAGTGGTTATGGAGCTCGCTCTCGAGATTTAGTCAAGTCAATTATTGAACTTGATAGGTATGATGTAAAAGTTATGTCCCAACGTTGGGGAGAAACACCTTGGGGATTTATCAATGATAATCCTGAATGGAAATTTCTTGAAAAACATATTTTAACATCTCCACAATTACCTAAACAACCTGAAATTTGGGCTCAAGTAACTGTGCCTAATGAATTTCAACCTATTGGAAAATATAATATTGGTTTTACAGCTGGTATTGAAACAACTATTGCTATTCCTGAATGGATTGAAGGATGCAATAGGATGGATTTAAATATTGTTTCTTCTAAACATTCTTTAGATGTATTTAAAAACAGCCAATTTGAAAAAGTAAATGAACAAACAAAACAAAAAGATGGTGTTTTAAAATTAGAAAAACCTATGGAAGTGTTGTTTGAAGGAGCTGACCTAAATAAGTATTTTGAAATAGCTGATGAAAACCTTCCAGACACTGATCTCATAACAACATTAGATAATATGCCTGAATCATTTGCTTATTTGTTTGTTGGTCATTGGATGCAAGGAGATATAAGTGAAGATAGAAAAAATGTTGGGTTGTTGATTAAAGCGTTTTTTGAAATATTTAAAAACAAACCTAAAAAACCAGCATTAATTTTAAAAACTTCAGGTGCTGGCTCATCTTATTTAGATAGAGAAATGATTCTACATAAAATAAGACAAATCCAAGATTCAGTTGAACATATAAATTTACCTAATGTTTATTTACTTCATGGTGAGTTTACAGATGAAGAAATGAATCATTTATATAATCATCCTAAAGTAAAAGCAATGATTAATTTGACTAAAGGTGAAGGATTTGGTAGACCATTACTTGAGTTTAGTTTAACTAAAAAACCAATTATTGTTTCAAATTGGTCAGGACATATGGATTTTCTAAATTCAGAATTTGTTGTAGCTTTAGATGGTAAATTAACTAATGTACATCCAAGTGCAGTTAATCAGTTCTTAATTCAAGATAGCCAATGGTTTTCACCTGATCATAATCAAATAGGTACTTATATAAAAGAAGTATATGAAAATTATAAAAAATATACTGATGGTGCTAAACGTCAAGCATATAGAAGTAAGTCTATGTTTAACTTTGATGAAATGAAAAAATTAATAGGTAATTATCTTGAACAATATATTCCTGAATTTCCTAAACAGGTTCAAATAAAATTACCATCAGTAAACAAAATAAATTTACCTAAAAAACCTGAATTAAAAAATGGACAATTTAGTAATTTGTGATCGTTGTGGGTCTGATGCTTGTTATGTTGATGAAGTAAATCAAGACATCAAAACTTATTTTTGTTATGGATGTGGTTTTCAAACTAATTCATTAATGAAAGAAGGTGAGAAATTTTATGAAGAGCAAATTTCAGTTCTTCCTGAATTGTATAAAGATTTAATGGTAAAAGATGATAATGGAAAAGTTTGGATGCCCTCATCAATAAACTTACCTTACCAAGGAATGATTTTTGCAAACGGCCCCTCTCCAGATAATTGGGAATGGGGGGCTGTTAAAGCAGTTCCAGTATTAGAAGAAGAAAAAACCAAATACCCTATTCCCGGAAAAACAGGACAATATTATGATTGGAGAATGGATATGTCTACAATAAAAAATTATCCTGAACGTGATTTTATAGAGGCATTAACGTATATTGGTGTTTTACCTGAAGATAAAAATGATTAATATAGCAATCACCGTTTGTAATGAACACCAGGAGTTAGAGATGTTACTTGATTATCTTCAAGAACGTGCTCTATCTCCTGGGTATGAGGTCGTAGTACAAATTGACCAAAATAACCATACTAAAGAAGTAGTAAGTGTTATTTTAGATAGAGGAATAAAACATTGGTTTTATCCTTTAGATAAAGATTTCGCTTCATATAAAAATGAATTAGCAAACCATTGTTCTGGAGAATATATCTTCCAAATCGATGCTGATGAAATACCAGCACTAGAATTACTTAATATGCTTCCAAGTATATTAGAAAGTAATCCTGAAGTGGATGTATACTTAGTTCCTCGGATTAATACTGTAAGTGGTCTCACCGAGGAACATATCCAGAAATGGAGATGGAATGT